TTTGTGGTAACGGTCATGGTGTAAGTAGGGTCAGTTACATCATACGTTATTGTCTTGATGACTGCCTGCTCGCTAGCGCTGGTTGTGACGATGTTTTCTGTTATTGAAGTAGATAGGGTCGAGGTGGAACCAACCACGTTCTTAAAAACTTTTAGGGCTTCGGCCATTTTAGATTGCTCCTGCTGCCATGTAACTCGCTTGAGTGGGGGCCGCGCTTACGGTAGTCACAAATGTTGGGGCCACGCCCGTGCCGCCAGAGGTTAGGACTTGACCGGATGTGCCGACTGCGACTGCCGCAGCGGCACCAGCGGCGCTCCATGTGATTAGTTCGCCATCAGTGCCAGCGGCCAGCATCGCAAGCGTGACGACGCCAGGGGCAATGACTTGCGCGCCGTCAGCGGTGGAGGTGACGTCGCCAGAGTGATTTGGATGGATGTATGACACGACGGCAGAGTCCGAAATCGTACTCCAGTTAGTGGTGCCGACGGCTTTGTATGTTCGGCTTTCGCCGAAGGCCAGGGAGTTGGCGTCTACTGCGTTGGCAGCGCCGCCGTCGATGGTGTCGCTGAATGTAGCGCCAGGCCAGACCTGGAGGGACTGGGCGGCGTCGGCGTTGATTATTGTACAAGTCTTGCCGTTGACGGCTGTTGGCAGGGCGACGGAGTCGCCATTGGTACCGACGACGGTCACCCGGTTGATTTCGGCGGTGAGTGCTGTGGCCCCGGCCTGTGTCTGGGTTGTGCCAGCGGTGATGCTGTCTGTTGTGGTCACATTTAGGGGGCCGGTCATCGTGCCGCCCGTTAGGGCTACATAGAGGCTGGCATTGATGGCGCTGGCGACCCAGAGGGAGCCAGAATATTTGAACACCGTGTCGTTGCCGGAGTTTAGGTAGACGTCGCCAGCCTGGAGGGCTGAACCACCGTCACGGACGGTGGGGGCCGAGGCTGTCGGGAGGATGAACCTGTCGCTGGAGGCCTGGGCGTTGGCCTCTGCGGTCTCAGCGTTGGTTTCGGCTGTCTCTGCGTTGGTCTCGGCTGTCTCGGCGTTGGTTTTAGCAGTCGCTGCGTTGGTTGCGCTGGTGGCTGCGCCAGCCGCGCTAGAGCTTGCAGCAGTCGTGGAGGTCGCTGCGTTGGTTGCACTGGTGGCTGCGCCGGTTGCGGCGTTGGTTGCGGTAGTCGCGGAGGTCGTAGCGCCGGTCGCGCTAGTGGCTGCGCCGGTCGCGGAACTCGCGGAATTGGTCTCCGCAGTTTCCGCCGCGCTTTGTGCGGCTTGAGCGGCCACTTTTGCCGCCGTAGCGGCGGTTGTGCTTGTAGCAGCAGCCGTTGCGCTGGTGGATGCGCCGCTGGCTGATGTGGATGCCCCGGAAGCCGAGGTGGCGGCGTTTGTTTCGCTGGTTGCCGCGTTGGTGGCTGAGGTGGCCGCGTTTGTTTTGGAAGTCGCGGCGTTGGTCGCGCTAGTCGCTGCGGCGGTTGCGCTGGTGGCCACGGCGGAGACGTCGACGACCAGGGCGATGTCGTTGGCGGAGACGTCGGTGGCAATGGAAGTCGAGGTGTGGCTGACCAGAGTGACGTAGATGTTGCCATTGGCTGGGTCTTCAAAGGTGTCGCCGTTGGTGTAGGCCGTAGAGGTCGTCCAGGTGCCCTTCCAGTCGTAGAGACCGGCAGCGACGAAGATGCCGGAGTTGTCGAAGATGTCGCCAAGTAGGGCGGCGAGGGGGCGACCGCCGATCTCGGCAGCTTCGAGATAGGTGTCGAGGTTGGTGGTTCCGTTGATGGATGAGCGGAACTCAAGCTGGTCTGAGGGAACTCTTGTTGGACCTGCCATTAGTTGATTTCACCTCTGGTACGGCCCCTGGCTAGAGGGAGGATGCGGGAGGAGAGCTTGGTGACGGCCCCACTGGCCTCGGCCAGGGAGGCGGTGAAACTGGTCTTCTGGGCGGCCAGATCGGCGCGAAGAGAGGCTAAAGAGGCTTCGAGAGGGGCCACGGATTCGCGCACAGCGGCGGCTATGTATTGGCGAATTAAAGGCTCAAGGTTCTTGAGCTGCGAGGTCGATGGAGTAGGCATCTAGGCATCCCGAGGTTGTTAGGGGAGAATATATGTGGAAGGGGGGTGGTGTCGTCCCTATGCGGCAGGGATGAGGTTGCCCTTCTCTACTTGGCGGGAGACTTGCTCACCGGGCTGGACGCTTGCGCCACGGGCTAGTTCGCGAAGATTCATTTCCTGGGAGGGAGTTGGGCCTAGTTCGCGGTCCTCAGTGGAGATTTTGAACTGGTCGAGGTCGGTGATGCCCATTGAGCGGATGGCCTCTTCGAGGATTTTGCCAGTTTTGTATTCCATCTGGAGGCCAGTTTGGTTGATGGTCTGGAGCATGGTCATCCAGGTCTCGGCGTTTCTTGTTGGCTCTACGGGGAGGGTGCCGTCGACGACGAGGTAGTCAATGTCGCCCTGGAGCATGGAGACGTCGAAGTCCAGGTAGTCGTCGTTGATGAGGTCGCGGAGACCTGGCGGGGCTTCGGTGGCCGACATACGGAGGGAGCCTTCGTAGATGAGGGCGTCTTGGATGTTGCCAACCATCATGCGGGCCATGGGACGGATGGTGGTGGCGGAGGCGATGCGGGCGATGACGCCGAGGCGCTGGGAGCCAAGTTGGGAGAGGCGGACGATCTCGGTGGCAGTGCGGACGCCACCATCGGCAGTGGGTACGCCTTGTTGGGCGTCGGAGGCGGCGGAGACGCGGAACTGCTGAGCGCCGAGGGTGGCGATGTCGTTCCAATGGGAGCGGGTGACGTCTGGGACTTCGGCTATGTAGACGCCGTCGCCAGGTTTGACGCCGGGGAGGGTCTGGACGACGCCCCACGGGTTTCGGTCGATGAGGTCGGCCACGTTGACTTGGGTGGGGTCGACGAAGATGAGGTTGTTGAGGGAGGCTTGGACGTTGTCGACACGAGAGCGAAGCAACCAAGTTGCGATGTCGTGAATGGGGAGAAGGAGGTCGTAGAGAGACTGGCCGAGAGATTTGTGGCGGTCGAAGTAGAGGGAGCCGATGACGATGGGAAAAATGCGGCCATAGGGATTGAGCTGGAAGCGGATGATGGCTTCTTCGTCGATGACGGTAACGAGCATCCAGATTTGACCGACGTTGGGGAGGCCGACTTCGTAGCCGTTAAAGCGTATCCACATCTCGTCGATCATGCGGGCCGGGTCGAGGTGCTGGTCAAAGTCGGTGACAGTTGAATCAGAGGGGTCGTTGCGGTGGGCGTTGCCTTCTTCGCGTGCCCACTTGTGGATTTCCCAGCCACGGGAGGCTGCGGTTCCCTTGCCGCGCCGGAGGCCGGGGTACTTGTTGAGCTTGGGATACTGGCCAGTGGCCAGGAGGGCGGAGGTAGAGACGGTGTCGACGAAGATCATAAACTGCATCCGTTCCCAGTCGCCCCAGGTTACGCGGGGGTCGGGGAAGGCGCGGCGCGGATCAAAGTTGACGATGTGGTTGGTGTTGGTGTTGCTGTCCCAAACGATCTTGGTGGGGGCGAAGCCGTAGCGGATACCGTCGAGTTGCATTTGGGCCATGCGGCTCTCGCCAGCGGTGCGGCGCATGTGCTGATGGAGGAGGCGTTCGAGGATTAGGGATGCCTTACGCGACTTACGGTCCATGCCTTCGAGCTGGAACATGGGATTGCGGCCAGTGAGGGCCGCCATCTGGTAGGTGAGGACGGTATCGGCAACGGCGCGGGTATCGGAGATGACGGCCTTCTCGCGGAACTGGGTGGCGTCGGGTGGGACGTAGAGGTCATGGGCGCGGTCAGCATCGCGCCAGTGGTCGTAGCGCTTTTCCATTTGGTGGTGGGAGAGCTTGCCGCAGGCGCGGACGAAATTGAGGAGCCGGAGTTCCTCTTCTTCGGTGAGGTCGTCGGAAATGTCCTCGTACTGGGAGAGCTTCTGCCAGTGCGAGGAGAGGTCGACGATAACCTCTTGGTGAGAAGAGGCGAGGACGGTGCGGTAGTTCATGGACGGCTAAGCCTCGGAGAGCTTGTGGCTGGTTTAATATAGGCGTCGCTTCTCCTCTTAGCGGCTGCAACGGCTTCGCCGACGGTGGCATACCCGGACTTGCTACCCAGGATTGTCCCAGCATTAGGCCCCACCGTGTCGTAGTTAAACCAACGAATACCCTCCCTTGTCAGGGCTGGCTTAGTGATTGACTTCTCGTGCGCCATGATAGGCTCTTACTTCATCGGAACGATGTGGACGACGCCGTCAGATGACTTCTTGATGGCGGCGA